TTTGAGGGAAAAACAAGAACATTACTATTTTTTAGCTTTCCTAATTTTTCTAAGACCGCTTTAGGACTACGGTTTAATAAACCCGCAAGTATTAAAGCATTCTTGTTCATACTAATACTATAATCGTAATCACTTACAATCATTTGTATTTCTTCTTGTTCATAGCGTTTTTTATTTGTCATAAGGATTTAGAATTTTAAATTAAGTGTGATTTGAGGGCGCCTATACAGAGGATTGTTGAATTCAAACTAGAGCTGTATCTCTAGACCGTCATAGTAACTGATCAGGTTACAAGATTCGGGTTTCTTGTTTGTTAGTGTAAATAGAATAACCAGGATACTGTCTAGTTCAGTAACCGGTTAAACGCATGATTTTAACGCCTGCACAATACATAGTCTGAAGTGACCATGCTTTGCCCCACATGCTTGTCAGGGAATGGAATACCCTAAAGGTGGCCAGCTATCCTAAATACTATAACACAAGTACGCTGGCCAGATACTTGGTTATTTTTGTTGCCGAAGCATAAATGCTCTATCATACCAATAAGCATGAAGAGCAACAGAGAGAGTAAAAGTGAATATACCCATTACTCCTTTACTTTCTAATGACCACTCAAAGTAATCCGGGTTAGCTCCGAAGAACAAAACAAAGAAATACAGAAAGAGGAAAGAAAGAACCATAAGGGTAAGCTGTCTTAGTAGAAGACCGACTATAGTTCTCATGGCTGAAGAGACTTAACATACTTATGTACGCCTTGTAATCTTTGGGTATCTATGTTACCAATACTCTCGGATTGATAGATTACATAGTTAGCGGATACACCCTTCAGCATAGTAGCAATAAAGGAAGAACCATTGTGCTTTACATGTAGACCATATCCATTAGGATAAAAGAAGGTACCACAGTTACGTGTAATGACGTTAATGTGCATAATTAAGAGGGTTTAAGGTGTGTTTGATAATTGTAGCCATAAGCTGCGCAGAAAATTTATATATACTTAATACCAAGTGGGTAAATGTGGTAATAAGTGGAGATGATTCCTACCCACCTAAACACATTCACGCATCTGCAAAGAATTGTTATGTTTTTTGAAAGAAATGCAAAGAATGAGTAAGATCATTGAAAGAAATGCAAAGACTCTCGGAGAGAAATTACATTTCTTTCAATAATGACCGTTTACTTGTGTGTGTTTTATTTTTAATAACTTACACGGCCTCCTTCGTCGGCCGTCTTAATTAGTTAAGAAAAATAAAAAAGTGGGCATTACGCCCACTCTAGTGTTTGACACACAACACCATCTTTGGTGGTAACTACTTCCATAGTGTCAGTGTCAGGATTCCAGACCTTAAAGTCTACGAAGGTGTATCCATCAGCAATTTCAATGGTTGCGCCCACAGTGTCACCATCAGCTTGTCTGATGTAAGCTAGCTTGGAACCAAATTGGCGTCCATTGGGTGTGATAGAAACCAGTGTTGATTTCTCTGTCAGTTTGATGATTTTTGCTTGTGCCATGTTTTTTAAATTAAGAGATAAACTTATGGCGGGGTCCATCCCCGCCATGACTAAGTGGGGGAGCTGTTAGCTAGGGATCCATCATAATGCCACACATGTAAAAATCTATACACCTAAACCCTCTTGTACAGAGGTTGTATGAAGTATTTTCCAATAAGCAAAAAAGTATTTTCCAGTAAGTAAGGGTTTGTGTGAAGAATTTTCCAGTAAAAAGAAAACCCCGGCATTTCTACCAGGGTTAACTCTTGACAGGGCTAGGGGTATTGTTTACTCCCAGTAGATGTCTTCTCCTCTTAAGTAATGCTTTAGGTTCTCTTTAGCTTCTTCTTTAGTGAAGTGAGCATCCGTGAACCGGCAATAGTTATTTGGTTGAAGAGCAAACTGACCGGAGTGTAGGTTTACTAGGTTAAGGGGTTTATGTTCTTGTTGGTACTTGGAGTACCCGTCTTTCCAATCTATGATGATTCCGGTGTGTCTACCCTTACCGGCTTTTGTCTCTACTAGTAGACCCTCCAGGTAAGTGAAGTGTACTACGTCCATGTCTTCACCCATTACCTTCCAAGGCATGAGTGTTTCATGATCTACCGAGAAGTCTGTAGTAGTTGACATTGCATGTAAGGGTAGTCCACTCCAGTGTGCACCACTTTCTAGAAGAACGTGTCCGAGTAAGAGTTGGTATTCCCTACCATATACACCATGCCAGAGACCAGCAGTAGTACCCTCCGGCATATTAGGTCCCAAGAACTTGTTGTCTACGTTTACATAGATGTGATATGGTAGGTTACCGTGCTTACTCACTTAACTAACTTTTGTATTACTCTACTAAGGTAGCCTGGAATATTAATGATAGCAAAGAGTACTAGAACTATTAGAGCTGCTGGCCACATGAGTGCATCCATACCCTCATTGTCGTGATCAGTTACTTCTGTAGTCTTGTGTGCGATTATTAGGTACACTACTATCCCGAGTAGGTATCCTAGAATAATTAGACCTACCATGATACGTGGATACCTTCGTCAGAGAATGATACTAGAACGTTCTTTCTTTCTTCTGGTAGAAGCGGAATGAATACCGTGGTATCCTTTACCTCTACACTGAGATCAACGTCTTCCTGTTCTGTGATAGTTCTGCTATCCGCATAGTACTGGAGAACTTTAGTTTTGACGATCTTGTCAGCTCTAGACATCTCTTCCTTTGCAGATAAATCATGACCCTCTTTCTGCAGCATAGTTTTGTAGTTGTATACTGAGTACGGGGGGATATCTAGCTTGGTAGCAATGTGCCGGGGGTTTAATCCTAGCTTAGTAAGTCTGAGAACCTCCTGCTTGAGGAGTTCCACTCTTTCACTGTGACTGATTTTTTTAGGGATGTATGCCATTTTGTTTAGTATTAAGCAAGTTCAACGAAGAAATTTTCAGGGTCAGAGTCTCCAGTAACACTGAATGTGTTGCCTTGAACATCTGTGAATTGACCGTATGAGAAGTACATACGATCTTGCAGGTTACGGACATGCTCCAAGTAGAGGTCTTGTTCTTCACCTTCATACTCTAAGAAGCAGCCGTCACCGTCATTGTATTGGGGGATCAATGTGCCCCATTTTACTACAGACCAAAAAGGTCCTGAGTGTCTGTAAGGGTCTTTATTAGGAGGCATCACCAGATTCAAGAAATGAACTGATTCAAACTCAGCAGGATCCTCTGGTAAATCTACATCCCAAGAATCTTTGATATCAGATACCCAGTTTGTGTACCACTCAAGATCATTTTTAAAGTCAATCTCAATGGTAACGTCTACCTGAGCTTCACCAATCTCATTATCATCGTCCCAGTAGAGCTCATCTCCCTCTGTAGAAACAAACCGTCTGGTCCAATCCTCACTATTTCGTACAGAATCCATTACAGTTGTAAGAAACTGTACCCAAGAATCCTCATTAGAGTCTAGTTCTTCAAACAGATCTCTATCTAGGATCTGAAAGGTTACGTTAAAGGTTGCAGAGATTTTCATATCATATCTTCATTTAGGTTAAACGATTCACCTTTAGGTCCAAATTCTTCTGGACCATAAGACAGGCAAGCATCATAAAGGGTTTTTTGTTCCTGAGTCATCTCTGACTTATTCACACTCACCCAGCCACCTGGTTCTTTGTAGATATAAAGGGTGCAACCATCGTCTCTGTCTTCATAACGATAGTGCATATCAGTACCGTCAACTGAAACAACCCCCTGATGGGTGATTGATGTGTAGACAACCCTACTGGGTTCTACGACGGTTATGGTTTGGTTTGTCATAATCCTTTTCTTTATTGATTACATTACAAATGTACAATAAAAAATTGAATTATGCAAATATTTACAATAATTTACTCTTCTTCGTAGTCCCATTCATAGTACTCACCGTAGAGGTCTGGCTCCATTTGTAAGGCAGTTTATACAGATTGATTGATTAGGTAGCAACACGGGTAGTGGTTCTTTGCAGACCACGCAGTTATTCTGATGGTTCATCTCTTTGGAATTGGATTCTTACTTTCTCATCAATGGGTACAGGATCACCCATCTCATCAATTCTGACAAATCGTACGTTAGTGTGTAGAACAACCGTTTGTGTGCCGCTATATACGTTGTGAGCTCTAGCTTCCATGTACAAAGTGATACTGGTTGTACCTACATGCATGACATTTCCGTAGATCTTAAGCAGCTGACCTTCTTTTGCAGGCTTCTTAAAGATGCATTTGTCAATCATTACAGTAACCATCCGGGGATTGTTACAGACTTCCATAGCGTAAGCCGCTGCAGCTGCATCTAACCAAGCCAGAAGCTTACCTCCAAAGAGATTAGCATGAAATCCTAGATCTGATTTCTTAATTGGGTGGGTAGTGATGAGTTGCATTAGTTGCTTAGGGGTGCTTTGATTGCTGGGTGACATTGGTAGTTATCTAAAACAAAGTCTACGGGACGAAGAATATCAATGATGCTATCGTGATCATCAAGATGATCTTTAAAGAGAATCGTGGGTAGCTCATATGGTTCTCTACCAATTTGCTCTTTTGCTTGGTACAGATGGTTTAAGTAGAGATGCGTATCACCCAGGTTACCTATCAGCTCATATGGTATCATTCTTACCTCCTTAGCAAGGATTTCTAAAAGCAACCCATATGATGCGATATTAAATGGTAGACCTAAGAAGGTATCAACACTTCTTTGATTCCACATTAAACTGATTCCACGGGTTGGTACACCTACTGCATCCATCTCTTGAGAGATCCTATCATGATAGAATCCATCCATCTTTCTTTCATACCAAGCTAATCTCTGAGATTCACTTAGAGTAAACGTGTAAACTTGGAATCCATAATGACACGGGGGTAGAACCATCTGGTCTAGTTGAGCTACATTCCAAGCATTGACCATCAATCTTCTTGAGTCTGGGTTTGCTTTAAGATCACGAATTAGATCCTGAATTTGATCAATGTATCTTGTACCTCTAACAAATAGTGGTTCAGTATCATCTCCATCATTAATTGTTAGCCCTGTCACAGGTATTGCAACTTCTGTCCTCCAGTCTCTCCATTGTTTACCGTAGATAGGACCTAGCTCACCCCACTTCTTAGCAAACTCATCATCTGTTTTAATGCGTTCAACGTACTCCTCCATAGTATCTGGCCAGTTACCCTTGTACTCATTGGTCTTAGACAGATAATTTTTGAAGGCATCGCCGTTCCAGATATTACATCCATTCTCTACCAGATACTTGATATTGGTGTCACCTCTGAGAAACCACAGTAATTCAACCACTATAGCGTTAAATGCCATCTTCTTAGTGGTAAGAAGAGGATAACCATCAAGCATGTTATGACGAATCTGTCTTCCAAATACTGAAAGCGTTCCCGTGGCCGTTCTGTCCTTTTTGACCATTCCGTTTGTAATGATGTCAAATAAAAGGTTCTGATAGTCTTTATCTAGTTTGTTCATTGTGCAAATGTTTGGATTTTAGCGTCTACTTCTTTTAGTTCAGACCAAGTGCCCAAGTATGTGATGGCTCTTACCTTACGATTGTCAATCCATACATACTCTTGTCCGTCTTTGATTCTAGGTTTATCCATCACTAGTCCGTGGTATTTAAACCCATTTCGTTTTAACCAGCCTTCGGTTACAGTTCTGTCTTTAGACTCCCTAGCGGTAAAGAAGGTTATGATATTGCCCTCGTCATACCACTTGTTGATGATCTCCAAAGCATTAGGTAAAGTCTTGGCAGTCAGATAGAGATGACTGTCCTCGTTCTTGATATCATCACAGATAGTACCATCAATATCAATAAGAAAAATCTTGTTCATGAAGAAGCGTTTTGCAGTATCAAATATAAATATAAATTTGTAATGTTTAAACTTTTAATGTATATTTATAGTGTACCAACAAACCTTTAAAGTATGAGTGAAGATCAGCAACCTTAATCTATTGAAACTGCACGTTTGAAGAATCTCCAAGCTCAGGTGACTATGGCTAATATGATGGCACCAGAGCCCGAGGAAGATGATGACGATGCTACTGAACAACCCATCAAAAGAACTCTAAGAAGAGAGAAGTGATGGCAATTGTAAATCAAGTAGCAAAGAAAGTTGTACTACCACGCTGGAACATTGTACAGTTCCAGATCATGGTGCATTGCTATTTGAATGATGTTTCAGTTAGCAGTGCTGATTTAGATTGCCTAACTCATCTTGGTGTAGACCAAGAAGCTGAGCTTACTGAGTTTTGTAATAAGATTACAGACTTAGGGGTATTTAAGTCTCCACAAAGTGCAAGAAATGCTTTATCAAAAGCAGAGAAGAAAGGTTTGATTATTAAGAAGGGTAAGAGTAAAAAGAAGATTTCTGTTCATCCTGACATTAATATTCAAACTGAAGGAAACATTCTGTTGGACTATAAGTTTGCTCATATTGAACCCAAGAAAGCCTAAACAAGCAATTAAGAAGACGGCTCAAGCGGAGGGTGTTACTGAGCAGCTTGTATCAGATCTAACGCACTACTTCTGGCTAAGGGCAAGAAAAGATATATCTAGTCTTGAGTACCCTAGAGTTAGTATTGCAAATTTTGGTACATTCATGGTCAGATATAACAGAATGGAGAAGCAGATTGAGAAGTACCAGGAGATTCTTGGAAAGCTCAATATGACCAGATACAGAGACTATCAAATATTTGATGAGTTGTCCAAAAGAGTAAGTAGAATGAAGGCTTTGATTCTACAGTTAGAAGCTGAACGAACTGAAAGATCCGAACACTATGAAATTAAAAACGCTAATAGAGAACCTAAAAACGATCTGGAAGAACAAGAGACTAATTCTTGAAGGTCTTAAATACAAAATTTTTAAAACTGAACTAACTGAGAAGGTATATGCTAAAAGACATTCTATTTGTGCGGCTTGTCCTAATAGAACAATGGAGTCTCATAAATGCATTGCTCCTGGAACACAACCCTGCTGCTCATTATGTGGTTGTTCTTTGTCTCTTAAACTTAGATCTTTAAGTTCAGAGTGCCCTGCCGGAAAGTGGAAAGCCCACTTTACAGATAAGCAGGAAGAAACTTATTTAAGAAATTATGGCCGTTAAGTTTTTACCGGAAGATCATAAATATGTTAGCGTTGATCCTGCTGAGGATATCAGTTGGATGAGCGTTACATCATTGATTAGTAAGCTTAAACAGCCTTTTGAGGCTGAAAAGATTGCTGAGAAGTCTTCTAAAAACAAAAGATCCAAGTGGTACGGAATGACCAAGGATCAAATCCTTTCTGTATGGAAGGCAGAATCGGAAAGAGCTATTACTGTTGGAAACTGGTACCACAACCAAAGAGAGGAAGATCTTTTGGGTTTAGATAGTATTGAGCGTCACGGTAAGGTTATTCCTATTATGCAACCTCAAGCTGATACTTCTGGTTTAAAGGTTGCTCCAGACCAACGTCTTACAGATGGCATGTATCCTGAGCACTTTGTTTATATGAAGAGCTTGGGTATTTGCGGTCAATCAGATCTTGTAGAAGTCATAGATGGTGTAGTTCACATTACAGATTACAAAACCAACAAAGAAATCCGTAGTGAGAGCTATAAAGACTGGGAGGGTTTGTCTCAAAAGATGAACCACCCAGTCAGCCATCTTGATGACTGCAATCTAAACCACTATAATCTGCAGCTTTCTATCTACATGTACATGATTCTTAAGCACAATCCAAAGCTTAAGCCTGGCACATTGATGATTCAGCATATTATGTTTGAGGATGAGGGTAAAGATCCAAACGGATACCCTATTCTAAAGACAAACACTGACGGAGATCCCGTCATTAAAGACATTATATACTACGATATTCCATATCTTAAAGATGAAGTCCTTGCAGTAGTCAAGTGGTTTCAGGATAATAAATCTAAATTCAAATGATAGTAAGACTCTTTGACGTACAGAATGGTAAGGTTATTCCTTCTGAGCATTGTTATACTTTAGAAAGTTTAAAGAAAATAATGACTGCTTATGATGAAGATGCTGCCAAAGTATATTCGTACATCTTTTACATGACTTGCCCGGATCCGGATATTAATCCATTCTTTAATGTACTAGAGTCTGAAAAGGAAGAACTTATCATTAGAGAGGTGGGTATGGATTACTCTACGGAGGATCCTGAGATACTTGAAGCAATGGATCTCTGCAGAAAGTTATATGAAACACCAACATACCGTGCGTATAAGGGTATTGCATCTATGCTTGATAGACTTGCTAGATACATGGAAACCACTGATATTGAGCACGGTAGAGACGGTAACATAAACTCTTTGATTAATGCAGCTGCTAAATTTGAGCAGATTCGTAACTCATTTAAGGGTGCGTACAGTGATTTGAAAGATGAACAAAAGACTACTGTCCGTGGTGGACAGGGTCTTGCTTATGACCAATTGTAACATGAACGAGAACTTCCAAGATATTCTGTTTCACTACAATCCTTATGAAGAGTTGTGGTATGCTTTTAGACGTGATGATGCAAACAGTTACTTTAGTGATAGAAAGTCAATACCGACTTTGTCATCAGCCAAGATTAAAGATCTTATACAAGGTATTTCAAACGGCATAGAGATCGTTTAATGTTTATTACTGTTCCAACATATAAAAATGGTGAGTGGACTGAAACTTCTTTTGAAACAAGAGAAGCTTTCAGAGATTTTCTGCTGACTCTTTTTAAAGAACCGGGACAGTATGGGTTTGATGAGACTTCTGAAGTATTTCAGGAGCAATCAACAAGATTTAACAAGTTAGGATATTATACAGACGCACCCTTTAGATCTAAAGATTTTATAAACTATTGGGATCTTGAGAAGAGAAAGTGCAGAAACGGTGTAATTGTTATAGGTAAAAAGCAAACCTGGTATCTTACTAGAGACTACTACATGTGGTTAAACTTCCTTCCTATCTATGACAAGGAAGAAAAGAGATACGGATTTGCTAAAGTGCGGGATGCACAGTACCACATGGCATTGTATGAGATACTTGCAGAGGTATCCTACAAGCACGTTGCTATTCTAAAGAAACGTCAGATTGCATCATCTTACTTTCATATGGGTAAGTTGATTAATCAATACTGGTTTGAAGAAGGTTCTATCTGTAAGATCGGTGCAAGTCTAAAAGATTACATTAACGACAAAGGTTCCTGGAAGTTTCTTGATGAATATGCAAACTTTCTAAATGAACACACTGCTTGGTATAGACCAAGTAACCCAAATAAAGTACTTCTTTGGGAACAGAAGATTGAAGTCAGAATAAATAATAGAATTAGTAAGAAGGGTCTTATGTCTAAGATCCAGGGTATGTCATTTGAAAAAGATGCTACCACTGGTGTAGGTGGACCTGTAACATATTTCTTTCATGAAGAAGCCGGTATTGCTCCCAAGATGGATAAGACATATGAGTATATACGCCCTGCTGTTCAGTCTGGGTTTATTACTACTGGTACTTTCATTGCTGCTGGATCTGTGGGTGATCTTGATCAGTGTGAGCCTCTTAAACAAATGATTTTAAATCCAGAGATAAATGATATCTACGCTGTTGAGACTGATCTTATTGATGATCAAGGTACCATTGGGGTTGCTGGCCTTTTTATTCCTGAGCAGTGGAGCATGCCTCCTTTTATTGATGAGTGGGGCAACTCACTTGTTAAATCTGCTCTTGAAGCAATCGAATTAGAAAGAGAGAAGTGGAAGAAAGATCTACCACCTGAGCAGTATCAGTTACGTATTTCTCAGAAGCCAACAAACATTCAAGAAGCATTTGCTTACAGAAAAGTATCTGTATTTCCTACAAATCTGGTTTCTGCTCAATTGAAAAGAATTGAAGAAAAAGAGTATCCTTTTGAATTTTTAGAACTAGAATACGGAGAAGACGGAAAAATTGTAGCAAAAGACTCAAGAAAGTTGCCGATTCGTGAATTTCCTATTTCTAAAAAGACAGAAGATAAGACGGGGGTACTTGTAGTTTATGAAAGACCAGTGGCTAATGCAGGGTTTGGTACATACTATGCATCTGTTGACCCTGTAGGTGAGGGCAAAACAACCACTTCAGAGTCTCTCTGTAGCATCTTTGTGTATAAGAACCCGGTGGAGGTTACCCGAGAGACAGATAACGGCATAGACAGCTTTATTGAGCAGGATAAGATTGTTGCCTCTTGGTGTGGTAGATATGATGATCTAAACAAAACTCATCAGCAATTAGAAAAGATTATTGAGTGGTACAATGCATGGACTGTTGTAGAAAACAACGTATCTCTGTTCTTGCAGTACATGATGTCTAGACGTAAGCAGAGATATCTGGTACCTAAAAGTCAAATGCTTTTCTTGAAAGATATTGGTTCAAATGCAAACGTGTTCCAAGAATACGGTTGGAAAAACACGGGTACTCTATTTAAGAGTCACCTGCTTTCTTATGCTATTGAGTATTTGAAAGAAGAGATTGATGTTACTACAAAAGCGGATGGTACGATTGTAAGAACCACCTATGGTGTGGAGCGCATACCAGATCCAATGCTTTTGAAAGAGATGATGGCATATCACCCTGGTTTGAACGTTGACCGATTGGTTGCGTTTTCTGCATTAATTGCCTTTGCTAAGGTGCAGCAATCTAACCGTGGATATGCAAAAAGAAGTGAATCTACAATAAAAGGTTTGGAAAAGTCCGATAATTTGTATAAATTAAAAGTGAGCCCGTTTAGACATATGGGAGCATCATCTATTTCTAAACCTCGTAATCCGTTTAAAAATTACAAATAATGTTTACAGCTGTTAATTCAACAAGTGATTACGGAAGTATAGCATACGTCTACATAGATGAATTAGCGGATATGGAGTACACCACAGTTTATGTGATTAACACAATTGACGACGAGAGTTATGAAGGTTTATAATGCCCTAGATCTAAAAGCGGGAGCAAAAGCGGAGTATAATAAAACCGGTACTCTTATTCAGCCTGTTCAGTTTGTTTCTAGAAAAGAAAAAGATGAAGAGTGGGCAGCCTGGAACATGGACTGGCATGAGTGGCAAGGTATTAAGCAGCTTAGAAGAAACGCTAGAAGACTTCTAAAGAACTATAAGCTTGCAAAAGGTATCATTGATAAGACTGATTATATCATTGAACCAGACAACGAATATGCAGATCTTGTAGATACATTGATCCAAGAAGATCAATCAGCTCTTGAAATTAAGTTCTACCCTATTATTCCTAACGTTATTAACGTTCTTACTGGTGAGTTTGCTAAACGCTACTCACGTGTAACATTCCGTGCGGTAGATGACATCTCTTACAATGAAATGATGGAGATGAAGAGAGTAATGATTGAAGAGACATTACTTGGTCAAGCTGAGCAAAAGCTTGTAATGAATATGATTGCTCAGGGTATGGATCCTGAGTCTGAAGAAGCTCAACAAGTTCTTAATAGAGATAGACTTAAGACTCTTCCTGAGATTGAAGATTTCTTCTCTAAAGATTATCGTAACCTTGTTGAAGAATGGGCAATGCACCAGCTTAAGGTTGACGAAGAAAGATTTAAAATGCAAGAGCTTGAGGAGCGTGGTTTCCGTGATATGCTTATTGCAGACCGTGAGTTCTGGCACTTTAAGATGAATGAGGATGACTATGAGGTTGAACTCTGGAATCCTGTACTAACATTCTATCACAAGTCTCCAGATATCCGTTACATTTCTCAGGGTAACTGGGTTGGTAAGATGGATATGATGACCGTATCTGATATCATTGATAAGTACGGTTACTTGATGACTGAAGATCAGTTGAAGTCATTGGAAGCTATTTACCCCGTACGTTCTGCGGGTTATCCTATTGGTGGATATCAGAATGATGGAAGTTACTACGATGCTTCTAAGAGCCATGAGTTTAATAGTATTGAGAATGGCTCATTAGGTTACAGACAGTTTATGTCAACCTATCAGAATAACATGTACACCGGTGACGTTGTAAATGAAATTTTGAGTGAGTCTGAAGATATGTTTGACAATGAGGCAGCTTTTATGCTTCGTGTTACTACTGTTTACTGGAAGTCACAACGTAGAGTTGGCCACCTTACCAGAATTACTGAGGATGGTGAGATCATTCAGGATATTGTAGATGAGACTTACAAGATTACCGAGAAGCCTCTTTACAATAACTCATTTAACAAAAACAAGACAAAAGAGAATCTTGTGTTTGGTGAGCATATTGAGTGGATTTGGATTAATGAAACTTGGGGTGGTGTTAAGATTGGACCTAATGCTCCTACCTTCTGGGGTCAGAAGAATATGTCAGGATTAGATCCTATCTACATTGGTATCAATCAGCCTAAAGTTGGAAGACTTAAGTTCCAGTTTAAGGGTGATAATACTCTGTACGGTTGTAAGCTACCGGTTGAGGGTGCTGTATTCTCAGATCGTAACACACGTTCAACATCTTTGGTAGACTTGATGAAGCCTTACCAAATTGGATACAACATTGTAAACAATCAGATTGCTGATATCCTTGTAGATGAGCTGGGGACAGTTATCCTACTAGACCAAAATGCATTACCTCGTCACTCTCTGGGAGAAGACTGGGGTAAGAACAACCTTGCTAAAGCATATGTGGCAATGAAGAACTTCCAGATGTTACCTCTGGATACTTCTATCACCAATACAGAGAATGCTCTTAACTTCCAGCATTACCAAGTTCTTAGCCTTGAGCAGACCAATCGTTTGATGTCAAGAACTAATCTTGCTAATTACTTTAAGAATCAGGCATTTGAGTCTATTGGTATCAACATGCAACGTTTGGGTGGTGCTGTAGAACAACAAACAGCTACCGGAGTACAAGCATCTCTTGAAAGTTCATATGCACAAACAGAGATCTACTTCATTCAGCACTCTGATTACTTGATGCCACGTGTACATCAAATGCGTACGGATCTGGCACAGTACTACCACAGTAATAGACCTTCAGTTCGTCTTCAGTACATTACTACTGCTGATGAGAAGATTAACTTCCAGCTTAATGGTACAGATCTTCTCCTTAGAGACCTTAATGTATTCTGCACTACTAAAGCTAATCACAGACAAGTTCTTGAGCAGCTTAAGCAAATGGCAATGACCAATAATACTACTGGTGCAACTATCTATGATCTTGGTAATATTCTTAAATCAGATAATATTGCTGAGGTTAGCCGTATTCTTAAAGAAGCTGAAGCTAAGCAACAGGGTCAGAAACAAGCTGAAATGCAGCAAATGCAGCAGATGAAAGAGCAAGAGATTCAAGCTCGTCAGCAAGAGTCTATGATGAAGATGCAGTTTGAGCAAGAAGAAGCTGAAAAAGATCGTCAGAAAGATATTACAATTGCTGAGATTAGAGCTGCCGGATATGGTGCAATGCAAGACATTAATAAGAATGAGATTTCTGACTTCCAGGATGCTCTTAAAGACATCAGAGAGTCGGATCGCTATAGAGAGCAGATGACTCTTAAAAGAGAATCTGAAGTTAATAAGGGTGCAATGCACCAAGATAAGATGAGTATTGAGCGTGAAAAACTGCAAACACAGCGTGAAATAGCTGATAAACAATTGCAGATTGCTCGTGAGAATAAAAATAAATATGATGCTAAAGGAAGTAAAAAGTAACTATAGCCTTATTACTGCAAATTTTTTATAGAGAACCGCTAAACGGGTGCAAATCTTATAAGTTTATCTGATTTGCAATCCGTATATTATTAATGAGATAAACCAAAACATTGACATAATGGCTGACGATAAAACCAACGTTACGGACCAAACAGTTGTAAACCAAGTAGACATTGATCTTGATGATCTATTTGGTGGGGCTCCAGGTTCTGACAGTATCGTTCTTCCTAATTCAGATCAGAAGAAACCTAATATGTTTTCAACTGGTGCAGTAGACCTCTCCTTCATTGATGAAGATGATGATACTGATACTGATGATGGAAAAGCAACTACCGATAATAACTCTGGTGTTGCTGATGACACTAAAGCAGATGCTACAACAGATACTTTAGATGACATCCTGAATGATACAGATGACCAAGATGATGAGCCTTCAAAAGCTGGACGTAAAAAAGTAGACAAGTCAGGACTTGTAGAAGTCATGTCCAAACTGGTAGAAGAAGATCTTCTTATCCCGTTTGATGATGATAAGTCCTTTGAGGAGTATACAGTTGCAGATTGGAAAGAGCTTTTAGAAGCAAACTTCCAAGAAAGAGAAAACAAAGTGAGGCAGGAAACTCCTCAACAGTTCTTTGAATCACTACCTGAAGAGCTTCAATATGCTGCTAAGTATGTTGCTGATGGTGGACAAGATCTAAAAGGTTTGTTTAGAGCCTTGGCAGAAGCAGAAGAGACACGTGAATTGTCTATTGAATCTGAGAACGGCCAAGAAGAAATTATCAGACAATACCTTTTGAATACAGGTTTCGGTACTGCAGAAGAGATTGCTGAAGAAATTGAAACTTGGAAAGATCTTGGTAAACTTGAACAACAGGCTAAGAAGTTTAAACCGAAGTTGGATGCAATGCAAGAAGAGATCCTTATGGATAGACTTGCAGAGCAAGAGCAAATGAAAAAGCAGCAAGAAGCTGCTGCTCGTCAATACATGCAAAATGTATATGAAGCTCTTAAGCCTGGTGAGGTAAATGGTATTAAGCTTGATAAGAAAACTCAAGCTGCATTGTATCAGGGTCTGGTACAACCAAATTACCCCTCTTATATGTCAGGTAAAAAGACTAACCTCTTAGGTCACCTTCTGGAGAAATACCAGTTTGTGGAGCCTAATTACGGTTTGATTGCAGAAGCTGCATGGTTGCTTTCTGATCCGGAAGGATATAGAATCAAAGTGCAGGAGATTGGTAAAAACAAAGCAGTTGAAAAAACTGTACGCCAACTTAAAACTGAGCAATCAAATAGAGCAAGTTCAACTGCTGCTAACATCAATGATGGTGAGCCAAGCAGAAGAACTATCACTCGTCCCGGAAACATTTTTAAACGAAACTAACTTTTTTTTCAATTAATTTTTCATTAACCAAATCTATATTTCAAAATGGCAACACCTGTTTTAAATAATGGTATCTTTTTGAGAGATACTCAGTATCAGGCATCCAGCCATGTAGATTCTTACCACCTGGTAAACATGTTGAAGTCGGCTGAGCCGATGGACATGGGTCCAGTTGATTTGTGG